TCCGTCTGAAATAGCACCTTCAAAACCTTGAAGTCTTGCCATAACCGCCTCAGAAAGTATTGCCTCAAACTCCCCCTCAACCTCAGGAATAGAATCACGGCCCATAAACTGAAGCAAAGACCTAGAAACTGCTCTTGGAACACCGCCTGTTCTTACTTCTTCTGAACCTAGTATTCTAATAGCTTCTTCAAGGTTTGCTTTTGTTGTTTTTAACTCAGGAAGCTGTACTGTTGCTCCTGCTTGAACTTCAGCAAACTGTGTTTCTAGTTCCTGTTGTCGAGCTTCTTCGACCTCCATTTCTATTCTACCTCTGGACGTTAAACCGTAGGCTTCTGTTCGTGATAGTGGGTTTGGTTTTCCGCCCGGAGTTGTCTCAGAATAAGGAGGAGCGCTTCCTATAGGAACATATCGTATTCCAACTTGCCTTCCGCTTTTATCCCTTTCTACTTGTGCATTATATGGGTTTCCTAAAGTATCAACAAATTCTCCTGCATTTACAAAAGTAACTTCCCCTTTCGTTCTAAAATCCTCAAAAATTTCTTGTGCTCTTTTAGGCGTAACACCCATTTGACTAGCGCCTTTATAGTAGTCTCTTACGTCTGTGGGCCTTTCAAAGTCAAACTCAGGACTAGCTAGTGCTTGTTGGAGCAACCCTTCTTTTTGATTCATGTCTTGAGTACGAATAATGCTTGTAATACTTTGTAATTGCTCAGGAGTTCCTCCCAACTGAGTAATGTCTTGCAACAAAGGTTGAATGTCAGCCCCTTCTCTAGCAAGTTGTTCGGCAGACGAAATAGCACTAGCAAGACCCTTCTGACGGTTAGTTTCCCTAAGCTTAGTGGCCGTTGCTGCAACAGTGTTTGCTGCTGTGTTGCGTCCCATTGCTCTTAACTTTTGAGCAACACTAAACAACTCAGCTTCGTTATTAGCTTGTTGAGCCTTCTGAGCGTCAGCCATTAACTGGTTAAACTCATCTTCTTGTCGTTTCTGTTTCATCTGACCCGGAACACCACCAATGGCAGCACCAAGGTCAAACATACCTTGTGCCATGGTTGGTCTTGCTAAACCAGCCAGTACTTGTTCTGAAATTCTAGCCATGATTATATTCCTTCTTATGTCTTGCTAAAGAGTCCGCCAAGACCACCTCTCGCAAGAGAAGAGCCAAAGCCTCCAGCAATGTTAGCTTGTCCTAGACCTGCCGACAACAACGCATTGAGACCAGCAGCGTACGTTTCTCCGTACGACTTAGCTTGTTCTGACAATGCTGCACGACGTTGTTCTGCTGCAGTCATTCCGGGTGTTGTTGCACTCAAGAGTTGTGCTTGAGGTACATAACTAGCACCTAACATGCCTGTCCCAAGTTGTGCCTGTCGTTGCTGCTCTGTTCCTGCAAATTCCATAGCTTGTAGTATTGCTTGGTTACGGGCTTCTTCTTGAGCCTTAGCAAGCGTCAATGCTTCTGGAGTACCACCAAAGGCAGCTGTTTGAGTGCCTAGACGTCCCTGTGCAGCCAGACGCTGCTCCAGAGCTAAACGCTCACGTTCTTGGCTAGGACTCATAGCAGTCATCATACGGTCAAACACTTGCTGCTCACGTTCTGCTACAGGCATAGCTGCTTGGTCAAAGAACATACCCGACTGTTCAAACCGACGACGTTGAAACTCCTGCTCTTCAGGAGACAGCGTAAGGCCGTACTGCATTTCACCCGTGGTTGGGTCTTGAGTCATGCCAAACCTACCACCAGTAGCTGTTGTTACTGTGTAAGGTTGAAACTCAAGCATGCCTGAGATTCTGTCGGCTAGTCCGGGTTCTCCTTCGTAACCAGTAGAAAAACGCTCAAAGGCTTCTCTTCCTATGTCGCCTATATCCTCATAGCCTTCATAGGCCAGTGCAAGACCTGCTGCTGCAGCGCCTCCACCTAACAAATAATCTAAAGGATCTGGCATTAGTACGTACCTCCGTCAATAGTTCCTGTCGACAGCGTACCTGTAAACGTCAGTGCAGGAATTGTTACTGTCCCTGTAAATGTTGGTGATGCTATGTCTGCCTTGGTAGCGATAGCTGTTGATATGGCGTCAAACTCTGTTTCAAATTCAGCGCCTTTGATGATTTTACCGCTGTCCCCGGAAGGTAGACTGTCTTTAGCGGCAAAGTCAGTAGTTTTACTATAGTTGCTCATAGTACTTTACCTTTTAAAACTAATACGTTGATTTCCTGAAGAGACAAAGCAAAACCATTAATATCTGCCTCCAGACCGATAGTAATAACACCACCCCCTCCTGTAGCGTTGACTGCTCTACGTGACGTAAGTTCACCACCAGTAAACTCCCCCACGTTGAATTCGCTCTCGCTGTAGAAAGCAGGTTGTTGGTTTCCTACAGTAAACTCTGCAGTTCTGTAGAATGTGTCGAAGTCATAGGCCCACTTTAGGAATACTGTAGCACTATTAGCGCCCACCAAAGTTGGTCTAATCTTCTTGACTCTTTTTAGCATTGACGGGTCACCAAATGTTAGACCCGGACTGTAGTACTTAAAACGATACTTGGTTCCGTTGTCGCTGTAGCCGTCGTACTTACTAATACCTTCTGTAGTGCCTATGTACAGTGTTCCGTCCTCAAGTCTGCCGTAGGACGTAAACCCAGTGCCGGGCCAACGTGTTGCTCGATAAGAACCGTTTTCCAACGTACCTCTTACGTCAAAACAATACGTAACGTTCTGGCCTACAAAAGACAACAGGTAGAAACCTTCTTCAGGACTATAGACAGACCTGTAAAACTCTGTTTCGTTCTGTAACAAGCTAATGATGTCTTTAGTAATAGTGTCGGACAGACTGCTAATTGGCATGGACTTTTCTTGAATTGTCCTACCAAAACTCTTAAGTCCTGTATGCGACAAAAATAACACGTCAGAACCAGTGTACTGTACGGTGTCACGGTCGACGCAGCCGACACCTGCTACAGTGTCTGACAAAGCCATCTCTGCTGGTGCTTCGGCGTTACCGTAAACAACAATACTATGTTTACCGAAGATAATTAAGGCACCGTTGTGTGCAGCTAGTGCAACAATTTCGTCGTGACCGTCAGGCCACACTTTAGAAATGTTTATACTACCACTGGTGCCTCCTGACCAGTCATGGCCTATTAACAAGTCAGACCAGTAGATAGTAGACTTATTAGTACCAAAGTCTGCCGTCCAGAGCCTACCGTAAGCTGCTAGAACTTCGTTACCGTAAATAGCGGACGTAACGCCAGCAGCGCCAGAAACTGTACTTAGCTTAACTACAGAGCCTCCTGCGTTGTCGTACACAAGGGGTTCATAACTACGCTGGAAAAAGTAAATTTTGTCGTTGAAGTTTACCATCTTCCAGTTGTCTGCAGTAATGGTGTAACTGCCGGGCGTCTCATCAACGAGTGTAGTTGTGCCGCTAATGATCTTGTTGTTGCCTACAGAAAAAACTTTGGTGTTACCAGAGTCGTCTTTAAACTCTTTAATTGCCCTAAGAGACGCTGTGCCTAATACAGTCTTATCTGTCGTAATGACGTCATGCCCCTTACGTGCAGCAATACGCCCACGCTTGTCAATAACTGCGTTGTCCGCAATTTCAGCAAACGAAGGGTCCTGAGCCAACGGAGAATCTTCTGTGTTGATCCCCTTAAAGGCTGGCGCTACAAGATTAATGCTTTGTAATTGTTGAGCCATAGCTACCTCACGGCGTGTAGAAGACTACTTCTTCTGGGTGCTTTTGGGCGTCTAAAGCAATAGCATCAGACAAGTACTGATTAGCAATGTTAAAGTACTCAGGAGCCGACGTACCGCCAGTTTCTCCACGTTCACGAGCCAACAACGCAATAGCCAAATGTAACACTGGCATAGCAGGTATTGTTAGTTGGTCGTCGTTTGCCGACAAGTCTGCTGTTCTTTTTACACAGTTAAAACGAATGGTGTACGCTTTTTCTGGTGTTGGATAAATATCTATCTGAGTGTCGCCGTTACTGTCAACACCGTTGTACGTGTAGTACGTAGGTGCTCCAGTACGTGGGTCTGAAATTAAGTACGCTTCGTCAAAGAATGTAGCTGTCTTGTACTCCATAAACAAGTTAGCTGTGTCGTTTATAACGTTAAGTGCTTTGATTCTGTTTTGACTACCAGTAAGCACATAGTTAAAAACGTCAGCAGTTGTTGTAATCGTTAGTGTTGTACGTAACGCCGACCAGTCCCAAGAATCTTCTACAATTCTTTTTGCGTCGTTAACAAAGTCCCCTACCATTTTGCTGTAGGTACTTTCTTGTACAGACGTTACTTCATCTTCACGAAGACGACGTAGTACGTTGTTTACTATATTTAAATACGTCATAATAATGAGGTGTCCGTTTATTTAAAAAATTCAGAAAGTAGCCCATCAAGCGCAGCCATGTAGTCTTTCTTGGGCGGTAAAATAGTTCTTGTTTGTTGTAGACCTAAACCACTTACGGGAACAGATACCTGAGAAGAACCGCCTCCTCCAGTTAACATACCTCCTCCTGAGCCGTCACCGTCGCCGTCCCCGTCTCCATCTCCATCGCCTGTACCTGTACCAGTGCCTGTTCCTGAGCCGTCTCCAGTACCTGTCCCAGTCCCGGCTCCACCGCCAGTGCCACCAGTACCGCCACCTCCTCCAGTACCACCACTACCGGGGAACGGGAAGGTAGGACCGCCTCCGGTGCTAGGATCTCTTTCGTCGTCTTCTCTTCCGGTGGTTCCATCACCACTAGGCATTGGAGGGCCGTATACAGGAGTTCCGGTGTCATCGTAGACGCCTCCCTGAGGGTTTTCTCCAAGAATACCGCCATAGACGTCAGGGCCAACAACTATACGACCTCCGGGATTATTAGGATCTGGAGCAGTTACAGTTCCGTCGTCAAAAACAACAAACCAAGGACTACCTGATCCCGGCTCTTCTTCAGAACCTATGTCTTCGTCAGCAGGAGGCTCTACTACAGTATCATCACCAATAGGGTCGTCTACTACAGTATCGTCTCCAGCAGGGTCTCCTTCGTCTCCGACAGAACCGCCACCGCCGCCACCATCAGGACCTCCTTCAGGCTCTGTTGTGTCCAAATCAGGAGGGTAGTTTATTACGTAAACGTCCCCTGTTTCAGGATCAGTCCAAGTAGCTTCGCCTTCCGTATCAACATCAGGAAACTGGTCAATAAAATCTTCATAATTTATTGGTACTTGATCTGGCGGCTGAGTTACTTCGTCGTCCCTAGCGTCTTTTTCTGCTTCAGCGTCCTTCCTAGGTTCTGCATCTTTTTCTACTTCAGCATCTTTAGCTGTTTCAGCGTCTTTCTCAGCTTCAGCATCTTTTTCAGCTTCAGCAGCTTCAGCGGCTGCAATATCTTTATCTGCTTCAGCATCCTTTTCTACTTCAGCATCTTTGTCTATTTCAGCGTCCTTTTCTACTTCGGCAGCTTCTTCATCTTTAACTCTTTCAGCCTCAGCTTCGTCTTTTTCTCTTTCTGCAGTAGCAGCTTCAGCATCTTTCTGACGTTCTGCTTCTTCAGCATCCTTAGCTTCTTCAGCAGCCCTTTCGTCTTTCTGACGTTCTGCTTCTTCAGCATCCTTAGCTTCTTCAGCAGCTCTTTCGTCCTTCTGGCGTTCTGCTTCAGCATCCTTAGCTTCTTCAGCAGCTCTTTCGTCCTTCTGACGCTCTGCCTCAGCATCCTTAGCTTCTTCAGCAGCTCTTTCGTCCTTCTGGCGTTCTGCTTCAGCATCCTTAGCACGTTCAGCAGCTTCGTCTTTAGCTCTTTCAGCGTCTTTGTCCCTTTCAGCGTCTTTGTCTTCGCGTTCAGCATCAGAGTCTTTTTGTGCTTCTGCTTCCTTACCTCTAGTTTCTGCGTCTTTAGCGTCTTCTTCGGCTTGTATGTCCTTGAAGTCTTCTTCAGCTTCTTTAGCTAAATCTTCTGCAGCAGCTTCTTCAGCAGCTTGCTGTTCTTTGTTGTTTCTTTCTGCTTCATCGTCTTTTTCTACTTCAGCGTCCTTAGCACGTTCAGTTTCTTCGTCTTTGACTCTCTCAGCTTCTTCGTCTTTTGCGCGTTCTGCGTCTTTTTCATCTTCAGCAAAAACTTCGTCTTTCCGGCGTTCTGCCTCAGCGTCCTTAGTACGTTCTGCAGCTTCGTCCTTGGCTCTCTCTGCTTCCTCAGCGTCCTTACGACGTTCTGCAGCTTGTTCGTCTTTTACACGTTCAGCTTCTTCAGCATCCTTACGTCGTTCAGCGGCTTCGTCTTTTTCACGTTCAGCCGCCTCAGCGTCCTTGCGTTGTTCTGCTGCTCGCTCATCTTTGACTCTTTCAGCTTCCTCAGCGTCCTTAGTACGTTCAGCAGCTTCTTCGTCCTTAACCCTTTCAGCTTCGGCAGCATCTTTAGCTGTCTCTGCTGCTTCGTCTTTTACACGTTCTGCTTCTTCGGCGTCTTTAACACGCTCTGCTGCTTCTTCGTCTTTCTGGCGTTCAGCTTCTTCGGCATCCTTTTGTCTTTCAGCAGCCTCATCCTTTACACGTTCAGCTTCTTCAGCGTCTTTGACTCTTTCAGCTTCTTCATCTTTTCTACGTTCAGCAGCTTCCGCATCTTTGGCAGCTTCAGCGTCCTTAGCGTCTTCTGCAGCTTGAGCATCTTTTTCTGCTCGTTCAGCAGCGTCCTTAGCGTCTTCAGCTTCTTCGTCTTTAGCTCTTTCAGCAGCTTCATCTTTGACTCTTTCTGCTTCCTCAGCATCTTTAGTACGTTCTGCAGCCTCATCCTTTTCTCTTTCGGCAGCTTCTTCGTCTTTGGCTCGCTCTGCGTCTTTCTGACGTTCTGCTTCCTCAGCATCCTTAGCTCGTTCTGCAGCCTCATCTTTGACTCTTTCAGCTTCTTCAGCGTCTGCGTCTTTTTGTCTTTCAGCAGCCTCGTCTTTGACCCTCTCAGCTTCTTCAGCGTCCTTAGCTCTTTCCGCAGCTTCGTCTTTGGCCCTTTCAGCCTCTTCTGCGTCTTTTACTCTTTCGGCTTCCTCATCTTTCTGGCGTTCAGCTTCCTCAGCATCTTTAGCTGCTTCGGCGTCTTTTATTCTTTCGGCTTCTTCGGCATCCTTCTGACGCTCTGCGGCTTCATCCTTGACTCTTTCGGCTTCCTCAGCGTCTTTGACTCTCTCTGCTTCTTCCTCGTCTTTGATGCGTTCAGCTTCAGCAGCATCCTTAGCACGTTCCGCAGCTTCTTCGTCTTTTATGCGCTCAGCTTCTTCAGCGTCCTTTATACGTTCGGCTTCCTCGTCCTTTCTTCGTTCAGCTTCACGGTCCTTAGCACGTTCTGCTTCTTCATCTTTAGCTCTTTCAGCGGCTTCGTCCTTTATACGCTCCGCTTCGTCTTCTCCTGCAGTAGTGTCGTCGTCGCCAATATCAATAACTTCTTCGTCTTCGTCTAAGTCTATGTCGTTAGCTTCAGCCCAAGCTTCCCATCCACCGGCTTCTTCTATTTCTCGAAGAATCCTACCAAACTCTTCGTTAATAAAAACTTGTCGTCTTGTTTCGTCTGCTAAAACTTCTGGAGGAACATCATTAGCTCTACCGATAATACTAGCATAAATTTGAGCTAATGGGCTGTCCCTGTCTGGACCACCAATTGTTAGTTCGTATTCTCCGGGAGTCCCTGCTGCCATTATTTCTTCTAAATCAGAAGACCTAGAACGAAGATATTGCATTAAGCTTTCTAAGTTTATAGAACCATCTGGGTTTCTATACGAAGGAATATCATCAAAACCGTCGCCTAAAACTCCTCCAGTATCTCCAGTAAAACCTAACATTCCGCCTGACCCGACCGCAACTGGACTTCCAACAGACGGTGGGGTAGGTACTGGAGCCGGAGACGGGGCTGGAGCAGGTGCTGGAGCAGGTGCTGGAGCAGGTGCTGGAGCAGGTGCTGGAGCAGGTGCCGGAGCAGGTGCCGGAGCAGGTGCCGGAGCAGGTGCCGGAGCA